GAGGATCTTGAATATTGTTCAGTATAATGGAGATGTTCATATCGTTTTTTACTGGAAAGGTAATGCTTTTCTATGGAATATCACTGATTATGAAAGAGAAAAGTAATGCGTCGGCCCTGGCAGATGCGCCCACTGGCAGTGAGCGTTCAAAATCTTCTTTGAATATTGTTATCATACTATGCCTTATGAGCCTCGTTAAGCTTTGTGTAAACCACGAGGCGAATGTTAATAATTACTCTATAGTCTCATTGCTTGCGCTCACCTTCTTTGCATCTCGCTTCTTGTCGAGCGTTGTGAGCATGATCATCGGTACGTCAACAGTGGCTTTTTCATGCCACTTGTTGTAGTGGAGTATCACGTGATACGGCTTGCACATCACGTCGTGGCAAGGCTTCTCGATAGCCTGCTTCAGGGTGAAGAGCTCGCGCTTGTCGGAGCCCGAGTTGTTCATCTGGCTCTTGCCGGGCGTAGCACCCACCAGGTTCGGGTGAATGCCGAAGGCGAAGCACAGAGCGTTCGAGGCCTCCGACATGTCGTCGCTCCAGTTGCCACCCTCCTTCTTCGAGGCATCGTTGAGCGGTACGATGCGCACCATGCGGTTCTCCTTGCCGTTGGGGTCTACGTAGTAGCCGCTGATCATCGCTTTGCCGGCGTTCTCGATGCCCGTCACGAAGTCGATGATGTTCTGTTTCTCCTGCTCCTTGCGCTCCCGGCGCTTCTGCTCGTCAGAGATCATCTCGTTGTCGCACACGTTATCCCAGTAGTCGTCGTGCACCTCAATCTGCACCCTTGGAGCCGACGTGTTCTTAATCATGTAGCGTTTGCCGATGCCTATCAGACGATAGATGTCAAACCACGTGTCGCGGAATATCGACGAGTAGTAAGGCACGGGGTATGTCTGCGTGCCCGGCGTTGCCATGCGGCTCACGATGGCGAATTTGCGGTCTTTTGTAGGCTTGCGTCGCAGACCCGTCTGTGGGTCGGGCTCAGCACCCATGCGCACCAGGAGGTCTCCTAATGGGTCCCAGTAGTCGAGTAAAGGGATTGCCTCTATCTTCGACTCGTCGAGGAAGCCCAAGCGCCAGTCGCCATAAAACACGTGCTCCGGCTTGCCGCTATGGGTGCTCGATGCAGCTTCGAAGCGACAGTAGGAGGCATCCTTGTTGCGCACCGTCACGATACGCTCGCCGTCGCGCGAGAGGATGACCACCGTCACCGAGAACGAGTAGAACTTCATATCCGTAGCCTGCTCAAGGAATACCTCCTGAAGCGAGTTGCGTAGGCAGAACTGCAGTATGTCAGGTTCTGAGACATCTTGCTTTGTCTTGCGATCGACGAAGCGCACGCCCTGACCATAGCATGACACGATATTGAACTGCTGGCACTGCGCCGTTATCATGTTGGACATTATCTCGCGGCGCAGACGATAAGGCAGCTGGTCGTCGTAGCCCCACTGCACGTACTTATACTGCTTGCCGCCGACGGTGATTGGACGCACGAGATTACTGCCAGGCAATCGGTCATCGTCGAAGATGGTGTTCGAGTCGGAGCCATACTCGGAAGTCACGGAATTGCTCTGCCCCGCCGAGCCTATGCCCGACGGAGCTATGCGATAGCGGCGGAAGCCTTCGGCATCAGGCTGCGCCGATGTTGGCAGAAGAGTGTTGCTATTGGTCATAAGTAAACACGTTTGTTATTGATTTGTATAATAAAAATCTGTGGCAATGCACGTATGGCACGGTTGCGAGGGTTGCGTAGGCGCACATAACCGCCGCGCCAGTTGACGTGGTGCACAAGCCAGCCCTTGTAGTGCAGCAACTCGCCGGTGCCACCATCCCACGCATGGATGTCGACGAGTGAGCGGTGCTGATAAGCCTGATCGAGCAGGCGCAGCATGTCAGCAAAGTGTATAGCGCCCATCATTCAAAGGTATTGTCGAAGGTGTTGTCAAAGATGCGTCCGGAGCGCAGCGTGTCGAACACGTTGTGGTTGCGCTGAGCATACTGGTAGCTGAAGGTGAAGCGTGGCATCGACTCGTCGTTGTTGTTGTACTCCGACTTTGAGTCGGTGACAATGACCTCTTTGCCTACATTTGGGTGTCCGTCCTTGAAGTTCACCACATGTATGCTCTTAGATCGGAAGAGCTCGTCAGCCCAATTCGCCATTGCGAACGTGAGGAAGCCCGTGTCAGCCTTGAAGGTGCGTGTCTCGGCTATCTCGTAGTTGCGGTTATACTTGCCGATGTAGCCCTGGCTACGCTTATAGGTAGGTGCCACGGTGTGTGTACCCGTGCAGTAGAGCAGCTCGTCGCAACCGAAAGAGTTCTCGAAAACCAGGATGGGAGCGCAGTCAGGTTCGTCTAAATCGATAGAGAACCGGAACTTGCGCTGCCCAGCCTGAACCCAAAAACCTAATAAACAACTATCAGTATCGCTAACGAACTTGCTCGGAGTAACATCAATCGTAGTATAGCGACTATTGCCACCAACGGGTGAGAGCGAGAACTCCTTTGTAGTGCCATCGTCGTACTCGGCAATGACGGAAGCCTTGTCGGTGCCGATGTAGTGTAGGTATTCTAAGCGGTTTAGTGCGGTCTGCTTCTCGCCATCTAACATCGTGAGAAAATGCGTGTTGATAAAGTCGGTAGCAGGAGTGTTGATATCTGCCTCGCAGTATATGATCTTCGACGAGATGGTGGCAGTACCGCCATCACCCTCCCAAGCGTAGTCATCTTCTTCGATCTTGATGGTGAGGTTGATGCTCAAGTTCTGACGAGCATACGGAGTGAGCAGGCGGTCGAGCTCTGCGAGTGTTATCTTGCCGTCGATTGGAAAGAAACGTTCTGAGAATATCTCCTTGCCGTCGATGGTAATGGTGACGGTGGTGCCTATTCGGTTGGCGTTGCCGATGTCGCCACTGGAGGGAGTGAACGAATATATCACGTCGGGGATGCACGACGAGAAACATGTTGCGGGTAGCGACTGAAGAAGAGTGATCATATTACTTGTTTTTTGTATTTCGATAGCAAAGATACCACAAACCGCCCGCACGTAAGAATACAAAAACGGCGCACTCTATTCACATAGAATGCGCCGCAAGCGAAAAATGTAAAAAAATGTATTTATCTTATGGCTCTATTTTATAGCACTTTTCTGTACTGCGCCACAACTCCCACCGTAGCGTGCCGTCCTCGACGGTCACAAGCTCGTAGCCCTCACTCCGCATATACAGCACTATCTCCATTGGGTGTATTGGCATGATGCTGCGCAGCTCGTCGGCTATCTCCTCCGTCGTTTTGTACTCCGCCACGTACCCTTCACCCAGCACAATGTCGTCATTTACCGGATGGCGAGACTCAAAGTAAGCACCGAGTACGTCCACGATAACTTCAGCGCGGCGTACTTCGTTCTCGTCTCTATCTGTTCTGTTTGTTATCTCCATAATAAAACCTCAATTCCTGTTTATTGTGCTTTAAAAACTTCGTTTAGCTGTCGGCGCAGCTCGTTAAGGTTGCGCATAAGGTCGACCACCTCGCCCAGCTCTGCCGTGTCGCTAATCTCCGCCGTCTCCTCGAGCAGGCGGTCAGTGGTGTCGCGGAGCAGATCTATATTGTTCGCTAAGTTCTCCTTGTCAAGCAATACTCGTACGGGATTACAATCTATTGTTATCATGCTTCGCCTCCTTTCTCTACTCTTTCGACAAGTTCTTCAAGAGCCTTGTAAGCACATTCGATTTCTGCCAACTTCTTTCTGTATGTGCAAAGTCTCGCACGACAGCGGAAACTGAAGTGCGGTATGAGCTTCACTTCCTTCAGCGTAACTTCCACTCTCATGCCGAGAGCGTAGCGCAGCTTTTTTTGGCTCTCGCGGTGCATCTTGTGCAGACCGTGCATAGTCTTGAAACGTGTCATGCTTCGCCTCCTTTCTCCTCCAGGTTTAACTTGTAGACGTTGTAGCCCGAGAGGACTACACAGCAGAGGGCGGCGAGGATGCTGCTCTCTGCGCTGATGGCGCCTGCGCCGAGAGACAGAAGCGCAGCATGAACGCGCAGAACCTCGCGGCGTGTCACCTCGAACTCGCAGATTGTGGTGTAAAACTTGCTCTTTCCGTTGAGCCACGCCTTAACGGAGGCGGTGCTGATGCTAAACGGGCGCAGTTGAGCGGTGCGCTGGATAGATGCAGATGTTTGCATAATTATGAGAGTTTTAGCCTTATTGCCGGGAACCGCCCGGCACGGGTTGACGTAGGGGTACGAAAAAAGCGGCTCGCACTTCCTCGTCTGCTAAAACTCTCATGTTATCCACCACAAAGGGCAAAAAAACACGTGGAAGGCGAACCGCCGTATTCTGTCTATCTGCATCTCCACACAATGTGGAATGCTCCACATAAACAAAGGGCGCACGTCCCTCGGTATCGATGCGGCAGTTATGGGCAAAAAAATAAGCCCACAACATCAAAAAATAGTTGGTTGGGCTTGAACATATCGTCTCGCCCTTTGTTTATGTGGAATGCTCCACATGAGAATTTTAGCGATGGCAAAGGTAGGCATTAAGATTGAAACGTGCAAGGAATTTGCGAGGAATTTTTGAGGAAAAGCGAGGAATTGCGAGGAAAACTCTCCAATTTGGCGAGAATTGGCGAGAATTGGAAATAAAAAGCCCTCGATGCGTCACGCACCGAGGGCTCCAATAAGCTCTTTAATATAATGAATGCTGCGAAATTAGAAACTTGCAGCGATCATGGTGCCGCATGGTCGGGCAGCGGTGTTGAATTTATTAAACAGTGACCATTTCAATATCCTTGGCAAGTCGGCGCAGACCCGACTTTATTTTCTCCACCTGCTGATGGCGCGGCTTCGACAAGCCGCTCGCATAGTGTGAGAGCTGCTTCTGGTTGATGCCCGTTATTGACTGAAGAGCGGCAAACGAGAATATGCCACGATAGTAGTCGAGCAACGTAGCTACATCAAAATCGTAGACGAGCCTATACTCACCGTCAAACACCTCCGGGTATACATCACCGTCTTTACGTCTGCCTTCGAGCCAGAAGTCAACACTCTCCTGGACATACTCCTTAAAGCCCTCAAGGTCGCCATCGTAGGCAACGACCCAACCCGGCAGTAAGTCGCAAGCACAACAGTAGCCGTCAGCAGTACGGGCAGCTTTAATCACAACATTGTTCATAATATATTGTTTTATATGTTAATCTTAAAATAGGTGGCAGCCACGACCGCCACCTTACTTTGTCGAATATCAAAACAAGCGTCTGCTTCGAATGTGTGGGGGGGAGGGGCGGAGCTTCAGCTCCACCCCAGTTTGTCAGAACCTAAGCCCCGACTGCCGTTCAATACTACTGAGGAGCCATCCGCAGATAGATGTTGAAGGCTTGCCGTTGACAGTTACAACACCCTTTTTTGTAGGGTGCTTGAACTCTCGGTGGTCCCCGTTGTAACGGTCTAAGTACCAACCGTCGTCAGTCAAGATTCTCAGAATCTTAGAAACTTTTACATTTTTCATAGATCGCTTGTTTAATAATTCAACACTGCAAAGGTAGTAATTTTACTACGAATAACCAAACAAAACAATAACTATTTTACTACGAAACATTAAAAAAGCCCTTGATGCGTCACGCACCGAGGGCTCCCAAATAGTTCTTTATCTAATTTTCATGTGCCATGAAAACATTCAAAATCAAATTAGCGACACGTTAGGTATTACACCCTTTTGTTATTTATAAACACAGACGCTATGCTTGCGATGCCTGCCAGACCGAAGATACCAGCAAACCACGCTCGATCAAGATATAGAGCATACGCTGCCAACCCCATTGTCGTAACAATAGCAAAAAATGCAAAGAACATGCCCCACCAATTCATATTGCCGACCTTGTGTTCGTTGTAGTTGAGTATCTTCAGCTTCTTTTCATCTTGTTTATGTCGGTGAAGTTGCTCACGCTCTGACGACTTTATAAGGAAGTCAACAATTTTTGGGTCGATATTTTTATACTCTGCCAATTCTTGCGGAGCAGGTAGTATATTGTCGTCGACAGAAACTGTCTGCTCAATCTGATTGCCAACAGCATCTCCGTTAGAGATGTTTGTACCTTTAATTGAATAGGATTGTTTAGCCATTGTTCAAAACTAAATTATTAAACGCCGTGCGTACGTCACGGGCAATATTGTCACGATCTTTTCTGAGGTTCTCCATATCTGTGTGACGATTTGATGGTTTACAGAACATCTCACGCTTCAGTGCCTCAATTTCAAGTGAGTTCTCTTCGTATTTGCCGGAAGAGGCATGGCGCAAAACTGTAAAACCATTTTTTACAAAATGGGTGATGTCGTTGATAATGCACATAAATTTGCCTCCTTGTTTTATTGTTTTAGATGTCATTTTCTTTCTTGCTGTTTGCAAAGTAAGCGATTTTTTTTGATATAATCACCTTGTTTTGTTAGAAAAATGAAAAAAGCCTCTAAATGGTGGCTTTTTACCTCTTTGGGACCCGCCGCAAAAATGCTGCAGGCGTTTTTGCGGCGGGCGGAAGGGCGGTGGGTGGGAAGAAGAGCAACCATTTCGTTGAGCTCAACAAAATGGTTGCGATGCGGTCTATAGCTTGCCCTCCTCCGAATAGCTGTAGTATGTGCTATCCGTCACGACGACATGGTCTATCAGATAGAGCCGCATTGTAGAGCACGCCTGCTTTAGCGTCGCCGTGATGCGGTCGTCGTCGCGGCTCGGGCACGGGTTGCCGCTTGGGTGGTTGTGTATCAGGGTGAGCGTGGTGGCGTTGTTGACGAGAGCTTCGCGCAATATGATGCGCACGTCTACGGCTGTCTCGGTGAGTCCGCCGCTTGATAGTTTCACGGCTTTAATCAGTTTGAAATTATTGTTCATGAGCAGCACGTGCGCTTCCTCATGGTCTGCCGTGCCCACTATCGGGCGGAAGTATCGCCAAACGTCTTCGGCGGTTCTGAAGCTCGGGCGGTCGGCTGCTGCTTCGCGCTCGATGCGCTTAGCGAGTTCGAATGCTGCTTGTAGTGTCATTGCTTTCTTGGGGTCTACGCCCTGCACTACTTGTAGTTCTTCGGCGCGTCGGGTGGCGATGTCGCGAAGACTGCCGCCGCAAATGTTCACTATCTGGCGAGCCTGCTGCATGGCTGCGTGCGTGCTTTTGCCTTGCCCTATTATTAGGCTTATGAGTTCAACGCTGTTGAGCGAGTCGAAACCGCTATTATATACTTTGTAGTCGGGGCGTTCTTCGCGAACGAGTTCTGAAAAATTGTTCATATTGTTTAGCTTTAATGGTTATAAATTGCGAATAAGTTTGGTGCGTGCGAGGAACAAGCCGCCGATGACGTTAGCATCTACAGCTGCGAGTTCTTCGGCGAACTCCTCCGCCGTGGCTCCTGTAGTAATGAGGTCGTCGAAGAGTATCACGTTCTTGCCTGCGAAGAAGTCGGGGTCAGTGCTCACGTGGTAGCCATACGACTCGCTGACGATGTGCGCGGCGTTGCTGTGCTTCGCTTCGCGTATGCCGAAGATATTCACGTGTGCCGTGCCGTTCTGTATGCCGGTGCGCTTGCTTACCTCCTCAGCGAAACGCTTAAAGCGGCGGTTATACTTGGCACTTGTAGCCGCAGGAATACACACGAGCACATAGTCTTGATTGCTTGCGCCGTACCATTTATTAAGGCACTCGCTTACGATGTTTATGGCGAAGTCTACCGCATGGCGGTCGCCACGCTTGAACGAATAAATAAAACGTCTTACGCGCTCGGTATGTGCGTCGTTGGCGGTGTAACGCTTGGGCAAATAGCTGTAGAAAGTGGCTGTTTTCATTTTTTGTCCTCCTTAAATTTATTCTCAAAGGCGAGAAGAGAGCTTTTTACACATCTCATCTGTAGCCCGTTTGAGAGTTTTTTTTATTCACGTCGGGTCGAATTTCGCTTTTTACGCCGCAAAAAGACGGTGGAAGCAAGGCGAGAGGACAAGCAAAAGGGATTGAAATTTTATGGAAAACCGAGTTTTTTAAGGAAGCCGTAGGAAGAAAAGTCGGAAGGCTGCTGTAAAATTTCCGTCACTTTAGTGCATCGGTGCTTGGGTGGCAGCCGTCCGCCGTAAATTCGCGAAGTAAAAACGACACTCTACCCGATGTACAATAATCTTCTAAAAATGCTCTCGAATGGAATAGCGCAAGATGTAAAAATAGCATTCTCTACCGGAGAATACCACTCGAAAACTTGTTTTCGCAAGCGTTTTTGCTTCTTTTCCGCAATAAAAAGAAGCCCGGAATAGAGAAATGAGCGCGTTTTCGCGTACCTTTTCCATAGCTGCAAAATCGTAATGCTTAAAAATCAACGAGTTAAGCATTACGATTTTGCAGGGTGCAAGACTTTCTGTCTATGCAGCACTACACCGCCCTGCGCCGAGTTGGCAATTGCCTTCCTCGCCTTTAGCGGAATATGCTGGCGGTTGTGACGAGTATGTGATTTTGCCTTGTCGATTTTGCGCCCATCAGCGGTAAGACGAGACGGTGCGAGGTTGACAATTGCCAACAAAAAAGCCCCGACACCGAAGTGCCGAGGCTGAGTGCATCCGTAGGCACGGACGACTTGTGTCTTAAATGTAATACAACATCTGCCTAAATATTGTCAGCAGCACGGCGTAAGCGGTCGCTGAGGTCAACAAGAGCACCACGAAGCTGCTCCTTCTCCTTGTCTGTGAACCCACCGACACCACCATTGCCATCGATTCCATCGAGTTTATGATATAACCATGAAGCCGAGCGGTCGAAATAAGTATTGGCGATATCACGCCATGATACACTCAGCAGAATGTCCTGCAAGCGTTGCTTAACAGTATTGTCCTTTGCTTGTTTGTTCTTTTCCATATTGTGTTAGTTAGGGCAGCCCTTTCGGGCTGCCTTGTTAGAATTACTTAACTGATGTCATCTCATCGAACAGCTCTTGTGCGTACCATAACAACTGAGGATGACCATTCGGGTAACTTCTTTTGTGGGCTCTGATAGCTTCTATCAGTTCTGCCTCTTCTTCTGTTAATTCTTTATTCATATTGTATTACTTTTTTTAAGACACTACAAAGGTACTACAAATTTTCGTATTATACAAATATTTACTACACTTTTTTGTAGTAATAATAAAAAAAATAAAGCCGCCGACGCATCTCGCGCCAGCGGCTTACACTAATATAACCTAATCAACAAAAAGAACTAAAGAGTTTTTTCCACTACTACAAGTGCGGTCTTTACCATCGTGCCGGACTCCTTAAACGATTTGTCGGGAAGTTCGCTAATATAGCCACCCAGATGCTCTACAACATCGCGCAATTCCTTGTACGGGCCGTCAGTACGCCACATAACAGCATATGAGGCTATAGCTACCACCTTGCGTTTGGCTATGGATATAGCCTTGAGAATATGCAAAGCATCTTGTCGCTTGCAGAACGGTGGGTTCATAACAATCACGTCGTAAGGTTCAGAAGGCTCAAACGTCATAAAGTCGTCACCAACGACACGGAAGCCTTTCTCTATAAGTACGGCTCGATTCTTCGGGTCGAGTTCTATACAGTCGGGTGTAGGCATGAACTGAGCAATGTTACCCTGGCCAGCAGAGGGCTCAAGGGTGCGTTCGCCTGCACGTATGTCAGCGACCTTTACTATCTCACGGGCAAGAGCTTCGGGAGTGGGAAAGAACTGGAATGTTTGGCGTTCTGGCGTAAATTCACCAGTATCGGCTATGGATGTAACAAGGTCGCCCACATCCTCCTTGAACACAAATGCCTTCTTCGCACTCGACCACTTGCCACCGATACTCTTCAGCACCTTGGCTACACGTTCGTATAGCTTGCGTTCCAGCTGCCCAGGCAGACGTAAAAGGCTGCCGTCTATCTCGGAGGTCTTAAGCACCTCCACTACTGATTTGTCTATCTTCATGTTTATATATGTTTATTGAATTTTTAAAAGCCTTGAATATGCGCTACGGGCATCAGCTATCATCTGTAGCGTGTCGCTGTCTGGTGGAAGATTCTCAAGCATATCTGCAATCTTACCCAGTTTTTCAGACAACCCTCGCATGTGCGCCCGCTGCTCCTTACGCTCTTTTTCTATAACAGAGATGATGCCGTCGCACGACAGAAAATCCTCCTGCTTACCCTTATAGGCAAGTATCATAGTGGCAATGGAGGTAAGGCGCGACACCAACCACTCCTGGATGAACAGTGCCGGAAGCGTGAAGCGTATCTTCTTCAGCACATCGATATCCACCTTGTTCTGAAAGCCGAGTACCACATCGTCTGCAGTATCGGGTATGGCATCGAGTAGCAGGCGTGATATAACAGCCATAAGATACTGGCGCGACACACCTTGCTTAGGACGCAATGCGCAAACGTGCTTAGACAACACCGCTGGACCATCGGCATTAACCCCCATCTTGCCAAGCGTGCCAATCACCGAAATCAGTATATCGCCCTCTTCAGAAAAGACGGGGGCGTTAATTTTCTCTTTGCACCATCGCTTAGGTACAAATCTACCTTGTACAAGGTCAGAAGCACCAACAACAATAGGCAAACCTTCGCCTCGCTCGTTGGTCTTCTTTTTGTCAACGTTCTTGCCCTGCAGGACCTCGCAGATGTCGGCAAGTGTTACAATGTTGTCAATATTGTTGCTCATATAAATAGATTTTTACATAAGCAAAGGTAGATAAGGATCTACATTAATAGAAATACGTTTGGCAATTGCCAACAAAAAACCGCCGACGCATCTCGCGCCAGCGGTGTAAAGTATAAACAAAAAATAAATGAGAAATGAGATTTTAGCCGTATGTGTTGGTTGTGCCGCCGGTGCCCTGGAACACCGGCTTGGTCTCCGCGCCTATGCAGAGCACGTCGAAGGCATCGGAGCCGTCAGTACGAGCCTCCAGCTTATCCTCCTCGGTCTCAGCGAGCTTCTCTCCACGCTTATCCTTCTTGCCGTTGTACACGCCGGCAGAGGTTATGGAGATGAGCAGGTCGGGGTTGTTGTCGCGGTTGACGAGCACTTGCAGACGGGCACGCCCGCGAAACATATTATTGATGAGAGCGTTCTTCTGTACGTGGTTCATCGGGTTGCCGAGATAAGCCTCGCGCACCGCCCAGCCCATGGAGCGCAGCGTGCGCACCACCTCTTTATGAGGGTCGTTGTAGTGCAAGCCCCAGTTGGTGCCCACCATGGTAGAGTCGTAGTAGAAGATGATCTGACGACGGCGATGATAGTGGTAGTACGTATTGAAGTCGTCGAGCAACTCAGGAATCTTGCGCTCGTATTTGACGAAGAACGATTTGAGCACGCGCAGCTTCGACCCTTGCACCTGACCGACGACGAGCCAGTTGATGAGGTTGTTAGTATCGAAGGCTATCAGCAACGGCAGCTTGTCGTTGCGGTCGGCATCCATGCGACAGTCGTTAGGCAGCGCACCACCCTCGGCGTTGGCGAGGTTGTGCAGGTTGAGCACGCTCTCGTTGGGTGCTGTGTAGAGGTTGGCGGTCTCGCTCATGCCACCGTAGAAGCCGTCAGCCGATATGCTCACACGCTGGCACATAATAGACGTGGCGAAGGTGAGCGGTGGGAGGTCGCGCTTGGCACGGCGTATAAACTCCTCGCCCAGGAGTGCGAGGTTCTCGATTGATGAATATTCGCGGTATAGCAAACACTGCGAGCGAAAGAAGTTGAGCTGCTTGTTGTACTCGTCTATGCGTCGCTGGATCTGCTCGTGCTTGTCGGGAGTCTTCAGCAGCTTCTGCTTCAGTCTCCATATCTGGTAGACCAGTCCCTCGATGACCTCCACCAGTTCTGGGTCTTGCTTATCCTTGTAGTTGAGGAACCAGGAGCCCTTCTTGGTGATAGGCATGTCGGAAGTGATGGTCATGCCATGATGCAGAGGGAAATGGCGGAAGTACATCTCGTTGCCTCGGTTAGCTTGAAAGGTCTCGTCCTTGAGCTGCTCGAAGTCGATGAACTTCGCCTCGTCGATGATGAGATAGTCGAGCGACATCGAGTTGGACGTGCCAGAGCGGTCCTGCGAGATGACATTGCAGACGGAGCCGTTGTAGAAACTGATGGTGTTCTCCCAGTTCGCCGGCGTGAAGATAGGAGACTTCCAGTGAAGCTTCTTCCACGGTCGCCGACCCACGACATAGTGTAGGTCTCGCTTGAAGCCCCATCGCTCGAGGTGGATGAGCATGGAGGGCAGGATATTGGTCAGGCAACGCTTGACGGACGGAGCTACGAAGCCACCCATGGAGCCGGGCATACCCTGAAAGCACGACTGCAGACGGCGCGCCTGAATAGCACCCTTGCCCACACCACGTCCGGCAACGATTACCTCGTCGCGTGTGTTCATGGCGAGTGCGTAATACTGCGCGTCGTTGAAATACTGAAGGTTTGGTTGTTCAATGCAATCACTCATCTTCGTCGGGTTTTATCTCTTCTTTTATCTCCTCGAAATCAGCATCTTGTATCATAGTGTTGGAGTAGCGCTTGTAGAGAGCACGTATCTTGCCACGCAGGTCTGGGATGCGCTCGATGCCGAGAACCGTAGGGTCGTCTGTCGGCTCGAAGTTCTGAGGCACGATCTTGTCGAATTCGAGGTCGGGTTCGTCGTCCTTGTCGGTGCGGTTGTTAGCCACGAGCACCTTAGAGAGCGCAGCCACCGACCGGAAGTCGCCGGCGCGACGTGCTGCAGCGATGTCCTGCTCGAGAGACTTGTTAATCTTCCAGCGCATGAACTCCTTCGTAGTCTGCTGAAGATTGCCGAGTAGCACCTTGACCAGATGCAGATCCTCGTAAGCAAGAGAGCGCGACACCTTGAACATAGCCATATCGTACTGCACCAGGTCGTTGTCAACCTTTGACGGGAACTGCAACCAATAGGCATACATACCGCGTATGCGATGAAGACGCAGCAATACACCCTCGGCGACACGGAGCTGACGCAGTTCAGCATCGTCGAGGGTGACATAGCGTGAATATTCATCGAGGTTAACTGGAAGCATATATATAATGTATAGTATTGGTTGTTGAGAATGCTAAGTGACAGCAGAAAGAGCGGCAGCAAGCAGACGCTGACACTCCTGAATAGAATAAGGAGAGCCGGCAAGCGCCGTATCGTGAAGAGTGCGGCGAAGCTCAAGCGCCGTGGCTGATGCGCCACGAACATAAGCCGCGCGTGCAGGACAGCCAACAGTGGCTATGTCGTCGCACAGCTCACGCTCGTCAATACCCAAAAGGGCGGATATCTCCGTCGGGGTCATCATCTCCCGCGCATAGTTTTCTATCTTTGTCAGTAAGTCGTTGGAATAATCCATTTAGCTCAAGTGATTTGTCGACGATGTCTCTCAGACCGGCAAGCAACGAGTAGTAAGCCTTGAGGTCTGTAGTGATCATTGTACACTCGGCGCGGTCGCCGTAGGTCTGGTTCTGAGAACTAATAACAGCAACCTGATAGTTCTCGTTCTTGACAAGCATTATCTTTGAGTGGTTCTGCGCCAGATGCACATGGTCGAAACAGCTCTGCATAAGCCGATAGAGCTGCACCGTCTTGCGTGCAGCCTTAAGGTCGGCTACGAGCGTGGCGTTGGCTATCAGCTTGCGCCGGCGCAGACGTAGGAAACCGCAGAGGAAAGCGTCGGAGGTTGAGAAAGTAGATACGTAAACGTCGGCACGCCCGGTCTGCTTCAGAATCCATCTGAGCAAGCCGAGCGTGTGTAGCCCAGTACCGAGATGGTACTGAGTGGGAACGTCACTCAGCGGACGGAAGGGATAAGCCTGCTTCATTGAGCTTCGTTTTCAGATCGTCACCGATAGGGGCGTTGTTGTCGTTGAGCACGGTAACACGGGCTCGAACCTTTGTGAGCAGTTTGTTGTACTCGTCGAGCTCCTTAGTAGCATCGTCGGACTCGCGCGACAGACGGCGGAGTTCTGCGAGGCGGTCTACGTTCTTGGTGATATACGAGCGCGCATTGGCGATGTTCTTAGCGATATCGGCAGGCGTAGGCTCTTCGCCTTCAGTCTGAGCATCGTCAGAAGGAGCGACGTAGCCGTCATAACGTCCGAGTTCGCTCTTGTAGGTGTACCACAAGTCCTTCAGCTGCTTGAGATACTCGTAGCGGTCGCATGGCTGCTCGAAGGTTAGCAGAGTGTTGTAGAGCTTCTTTATCTTCAGCCAACGCTCCTTATTCTCCGCCCAGATATTGCGCACATCCTCTGGAAGGTTGTCGTGATCGGGGCGGATGCCGGAAGCTGCCGGAAGGTAGCCACCCTCAGGAACCTCAGTGTCGTTGTCCTCCTCAGCCTTGTGCTCGGCTTCGAACTTAGCCTGCTCCTCGATGGCAGCAGCTATCTGTGGAGTAAGTTCGGCATCGAGTAACTTGACATCTTGAGTAGTCATGTTCTCGAGACGCATAGGCAAGAACTTCTGAAGCTCGTAGCGCACCTTCGACTCAAAACGCTCAGGACGGCGCATGATGGTCTGATACATCGACATGTTGCGCGTGAGCTTCAGAACCATCTCCGCACCACGGGCAACAGACTCGCGGTCGTGCTTCTCGGCGTTGAGCCATGCCTGCATATCTTCGGTAAGTTTTTTATCTATCATATTATAATGCAAATTTAAAAAGGGCGGTACACACGATCGCTATCGTGAGGACCGCCCCAGAAATAACCAATCAATAATTTAAACTACTTATTGTGCGAAAAAGAAAATGCTATGCTGCTACGATAGGCAGGCCGGTAGCGCCGGAGATGTCACCGTCCTCAGTCTCTATCTTGCCCGGGTAGAACGGAGCTGGATACTCGTCAGACGCAACAGCCTGCACTGTTGTAGAGTTGGTATCGGTAGCAGCCTTGCCGAGGTCCTGCGAGAGCGTGAGCTCAGGAGAGAACGCCTCGCTGCCCACCATGCGTGCCTTGCCGTTGCGCTGAATGAAGAGGTAGACCATCTCGTCGTTGTTAGCGAGAGAGATGTAGCCGGTGGCAGCTTCCTCGGTGCCGGGAATGACAGCGGTGCCAGTGACCTTGAATGTCTTAGAGCCGTAAGTGCCCTGAGACTCGACCTGCAGCTGCGATTCGTTAGGTATAAGACCAATCTTGTGCCACTTCTTATCAGAAGCCAGTTTGAAGTCGCCGGTATACTTAGCGACAGCGTCCATCGTTTTTGGTGTCTCCGAGCCGATGGTTGGCCATCCTAAGATGTCGCGTTTAGCAATACCGAAGACCCAGCCACGTACACCAGGGAGCGACTTTGCTCCCGGTGTGAAACAGATATCGCCGTAAATAGATGCGGCGCCAGTACATTTTGCCATAAATGATAAGTTTTAATGTTAAACAAATGTTAGCGACCTCGTTCAGGCCTTCTTGCGCCAGTAGCGCAGAACCTCGGGCGATACGCTCTGGAACTGCGTGCCGAAGAAGTAGTTGGCGATGAAGTCTACATCATAGTGATTCTTCAGCGACTTCTCAACGAGGAACTTCTCGTCTTCGGTCTGCTGGTTGAACACGAGGAAGATGTTAGACTTCGGAGTGAGCAGCATGAAGTCGGCAGGAACGTTAGCCAGTGGTACGATTTCTACGTTGCTTGCGCCCTCAAGAGTACGCTTGTCGTAGTTCTGGTTGTACGGCAGCGAGCCGTGGTTGACCTGATAGCACTCGGTGTAGCAGTGGTAAGCCTGGTCGCTGAGGAAGAGCTTGAGTGGCTGCGAGCGCAGCTTGGCAGCGGCAGCATCGGTACCACTCCAGTAGAAGTCCTTGATGAGGTCTTCGGCGTTGTCCTTGGTGATAGAATCAGTACCCTCTACGAGGTTGCCGAGAGTTGTCGAGATGAGCACCTTCTGCAGCTCGTTGGTTCCGGCAGCATCCTTGTCGAGGACGGTCTTGAAACCGTCGAACCACTTCGCAGTCTTGGAGAAGTCTGCGGGATCGTGCTTAGCGGTGAAGGCGTTCATGAACATATTCTCACCAAGTTTCTTGGCAAGGTATGCGCAGATCTGAACGACGATAGGCACGTTCTTCAGGCCGTCGCCCTTAGTAACGTTAGAGCCCCAAATGCTCTGGTAGATGGCGTTGGGGTCGATGCCTGCCACCACGTTGCCGAAGAAAGTCTGGAAGACACGCGGTGTAATATCTACAGCTGCGTCCTCATACTTTGTCTTCTGGTAGTTAGAGAGTTCGAGATTGCCAGACATCTCGCCAACAGTCTCGCGGTAGCGGATGCCGGTGCGTACAGAACAATGTTCTGCAAGTGCGCCGAGAGCGAGAAGTGGCATCATAAGGAAGTCTGAACGGTAGGTCTGAAAAGTCGTTGAGAGCTCTTCAGTACCGAATGTAATATTGCCTACTTTAACAGAAGCCATAATTATACATCTTTAATAAGGTTAAACACGTCCTGCGCAGTGAAGCTCTCCTCGCTGTTGGCAGGATTATCAACAGTAGTGGTGCCAGCAGAGGCCTTGAGAGCTGCAATCTGAGCATCCTTCTTCTTGGACTCGTCCTGAGCCTTTGTGAGCTGGTCCTTGAGTTCCTTGACAGCCTTGCCGGCTTCAGACACCGCCTTTGCGTTAGTCTTTTCTTTCTCTTCAAGTTCCTGAAGACGATCGTCGATGCTCTTCATCTGCTCCTGGGTGAGGGTGATGTTGCCATCCTCGTTAGTTGCGAAACCGTCAGTGGCATTGAGCAATGCCATGACGCAAGCAAAGATTTTAATCATTTTGTTTGAAGTTTTTGATGCGTGTTGGTTACGGAAGAGGTTCTTGAGCCCTTCGCACGTCTTCTCGATGAAGCTCGGAGTTGGATTGCCGCTACCGTCAACCACTGACGCGACACGAGCTGCTGCGTCTTCCGAGGCAAGTGATTGAGGTAGTGGCGGTATGCCTGCATCCTTAAATTGAGATATGTTGTAAGAGTTTGTAAATTGTCCGGTAAACTCGTTGGCTGCCTTCTCAGCCTCCTTGTCTTCGCGTATGGAATCGACAAGTCCGAAGTCGAGAGCCTGCTGCGCGGTGAGCCAGTTGCCCTTCTTCATCTGGGCGAGACACTCATCGACAGACTTTCCGGTCTTGTCGGCGTACATAGAGGCGAGCACGTCGTCGAAGGTCTTGAGCGAGTCGCGCTGCGCCTGAAGCTTGCGCACGAAAGCATCAATCTGCTCCTTGTTGCTCTGCTCGTACTTGTAGATGAGAGTGGACACGTTGTGGATAAGGAAGAAGCTGCCCTTGACGATGTCGATAGTCTTGCAGCCAAGCATGGCGATAGTGCTGATAGATGCGTTCATGCCGAAGGCGTGAGCGTGTACGTTGCCGTGGTCACGGAAAGCCTGGTTAATCTCCAAGCCATCTTTAACGAAGCCGCCGAGTGAGCAGAAGCCGACATGCACTTCTTTACCACTATTCTTATTGAGCACATAACGGACATAGTCGGCAGAACAACCGTTCCACCAACTGCCAATAGTGCCTGATATGACGAGATGATATTTCATATATGATAAGTATTTACGACAAAGGTAGCTTGAGAAGCCTGTGGTACAAAATACTACTATACCTTAATATATGGGGGTATCTCGTGAGATTTGTGTGTTACAACGACCTCGTTGAGCTGGTTATCTTTGACAGCATCGGGGCAGTTCTCGGTGATTTCTACAGACGGGTAAGGTCGCTCAGAGGAGCCAACAAGAAATTGACGATCGTCGATGAGTGTCACCTTGAACACCAAATGACGGCGCTTGATATTCAAATCGTCAGGTGTAAGGAACTTCAAAGTGGTGGTTATAACCTTGTTCTTGTCATCTGTCTTGGTAGACGAGACCATAGACGGATGATCTTTGACACAAATTGAGCGCCACAAGATGTTGGATGGGATGCGGATGGTGCGGTTGGCGATGAGGACCGAGCCTTCGAGTTGGGTGCTGTAAGCATAAGCAACAGACTTAACGAGCTTTATCGACTTCATATAGAGCTATATTTATATGTTGAACATAAGTGACGAACGGGCGCGAACAAAAATGGGCATCTTATCCGTGCGATTTATAGAATATTTAACAGTTTTTATTGTCGCGCACTCGAGATCTTCGTCTGAGGTCGATACCATGCTTGAGGTAGGAGTTGCGCATACGTTGGAAACGCATCTTTAGCGTGTAGTCGTACTCGACATCTATGCCGTTAGCCTCGCACCACGCTCTAACAGCAGAGAGTAGTGTGCACTGGCACAGCTCGATGTCGGCGAGATCGCGCCAAAGCTGGAGCCTGAATGTGTCCTCGATGCACTCGGCAACAGCCTTGCGGGCATTGCCAGAAAGGTAGTTGTAGGTTACGACCGGCTTCTGCTTTGAGTCGGGGATGCAGATAGCAACATCATCATCGCCACGTGTTAGCGGTAACGAACCAGGCTGGCGCGTGAGAAAATGACGGATGCAAGCATTCTCGGCGCTTTGAGCCGGGAATACTACAGGGTCGCCGAAGTGATGGCGCAGCCATTGAGCAATGAAAGGTTTTAGAGTGAGGTAGACAAGATATTTGGACATGTTTGGTACCATTTTTTGATTAAGCATGTTGTGTCTTGCAAAAGTAGGAAATTTAGAACAAATATCCTACTATATAGGGGTGCTTTTTAGTTGTTAGCTATTGTTTTTCGCCTTGTTCTCTGAGTTTTCTGTGCGTCTGATATGATTTTGCAATAATTTTTTGTGACAATGTGATGTGTGACAACGTGAAGATAAGTAGCTTATTATCAAAGTGATGTGGTGTTGCAAGTTCGTGTTGCAAGTTTGTGACAGGTCATCACAAACTTTATACCGACTTTTGCGAGGAAACCATGTCACAACTTGAAAAACTTTGTGACAACTTTGTGACGGCGGTTTGTGACAATTTGTGACAAGCGGAACTCCCTTATTTTCAATATATTTTATACTTTTTGCAACAACCTGTTACAAAATCACAAAGTTTTTGTACAAAATAAGAGAGGGGTGTCGGGGAGAGGCAAGGCAAGTCCGGTGGGGCTGTCTGAAAGATTTGCGGAAATATGGAACAATCTGCTACAGGTGTTGGAATGTGCTGACAAAGAAAAAGGCGGACTACACAGGTGATATTACCTGGCAGTCCGCCACCCTATTGAAGATTTAAAGCGAAATGATTAGTCTGTTTGTTTAGAAAGGTCGCTCGTCTGCATCGTCGAAGGTCAGTTCTTGGTCTTTCGGACTGTCAGGGCGTGCGTTCTGCGATATTGAGCGGATATATATCATATCCTTTGTTTTGCGAAGCTCTGCAGTGACCTGCACTGCTCTCTGGATGCGACCACCGGCGTTGCATAGCTCCGGAGGATTCATGCAGTCGATCCACGGACACAGTTTGCAAAACGCCTTGAGACGTTTGGTGAACGCCTGCATGGTGATGCGGTTGACATTGGAGAAGCGCTGATACTCGTTGAACACCTCGTCGCGTGCAATGTAGTCATCGAGGTGACCGCCATCGGGCGAGAAGTAGCCTTCTGCCCAGTCCTCGAAGTTGGCACCCATAGATGCCTTCAGATGGCGCTTCTCCATGTTACCCATTGGGGGCTGCGGTTTGATGCCTGTATCCTTTAGTGCGAGATATACCCGGCAGCACTGCAGCCAAAAGTTAAGGTCGGCATTCCACTCCTCGTCGCTGTAGTCGAAGGCATAGAGTGTCTTGTTGAAGTCATCTCGGATAGTCCTTGTTTCGTGGTAGTCGTTGTCATCGGTCTTTTGATGGTACCAATCGGAGAACACCATGTAGAGCGAACGTGCCTCTGAGGATGGATCAAAGTCTTGAGGTACGTAATTGGTCGTGAATGCGAGCTTAGGTGATTCGTCGAAACCGATGGTAAATGAGCGGTTGTTCTTCGGGTTCACCGTCATGTCGCTCGTGATGTTGTCGTAGAATAGACCGAGGTTTAGATATCGGTCGCAGTCGTCGACGAGCAGTAAGTCCGTAAACTGGCTCACCTGGTCGAACACGTGCGGATTATCCATGAGCTTCGGATTTCGTCCGGATAGTTTTACGGTATTCATCATAAATGAGAGTACCTTAAAGAAGAAAGACTTTCCGGAACGACCATTGCATTCGTCCTCCTCGCCTATCTTATTGTCCATAGCCAATGGAGCCCATGCCCTGACAAAGTCCTTATATCGATGAAGCATGTATCCGAAGGTGAAAATTTTATTGATAAGGTTTTGTTTTTGCTCTGCTATCTCATTCGCCTGCAGTCCTTCGCCGTCGATGCGGAATGGGTTCGCCTTGATATATGCAGCAGCAGCCACTCTATCTTCGCCGAAGCGGGTCTCGGTCTCATCGCGCCAGTATAGTCGCGAGGTGTTGATGAGATACCCGAAGAAGTTGCTCTTAACATTGAGGACTTCGATATCGAGATGTGTGCGTCCGTCGGTGGTCTGTGTCTGCTTAATATTGAACATGTCTGGTAGTGACTTGAATCGATGCGGTATAACGCCTTCCTCCCAGACGTAGTTATGTAAGTCGTCTGCGCCTGGATCGTACTCTTTGAGCCCATTAGGGATAGCCTCGGACGGCTTGCACACCTCGATGGTCTTATTCGGAAAGAAGAAGTATTGCGAGTTCGGCGTATAGTTGGTAAAGTTCAGGTCTATCTCTTGGAGCGACTCAAGAGCTGCAGGTGATAGCTTGGTAGTATTCAGCACAAGATTGAGAATATTGCGGTCCTCGAATCTATCGACCACCCACCGACGTATGAACTCGCGCACCTCCTTCACGTTAACGCGCTTAACGATGTTGCCCTCGATGCGTATAAACTGAGTGTTAGCCGAGTTCTCATCGTGGAGGGCATAGAAACCATTAAGCTGAAGGAAGTTGTACAAGCAAGCTGTGTCAACCTCTGTCTTCGGTCTGCCGTCTTTGTTGATAGTCTGTACCCAGAACTTGGCAGGCATGGCTACCTTCAGCAGATTGCGGAAGTCCTTGCGCTCGCTGTGTATTTCGAGCCAGTCGCGCAAATCTTTGCGAGGCTTGCCGCGGTTGTCTTTGTAAGTCAGAAGTTTGTCCGGGAGCCATGCCGTATGGATGTCGATAAAGCGCAACGCGAGCTCACGACCTTTGCGTCGCCCTGTCTCGTCGATATCGGGTATATTGTAGAGCACCTCGACGTTCTTCATTATCTCCTTATACTCGTCGACAGAGAGCTGGTAGGTCTCAGAATTGAACCATAGAGGAAAGTAGCCCATGGACTTGCAGCAAAGCGAGTCGCGTTCACCGGAGCAGATAACCGCTTCGGGCAGCTTCTGCTCTTTGTACGGTTTGCCGTCCTCGTGCGCTGCGTACCACTCTTTCTCCTCCTTGGCATTGAACTCACGATATGCCTTCTTGAGCTCCGCAAGCCCGTTAATGTAGAAGCGCGGCTTGGCACCTGCAGGCGTGTACGAGAAACGAAAGCCTTTGTCGCAGTTGTAAGGCTCATATACCTTATAGAACTTCTCTTCCGGCTGGTCGCCCACGGCCTCTTTGATAACACATTCGCGCATGAATATAGGATAGTGCTCGGTAGAATACTTGACCGTCACCTTACGGTCCTTGACATTTGCTATCCATTTGACAGAATGCCAATGAAGTGCATCGACATGGTCTTGTGTCACCTTTGGGCCGAGCGCCTTGAGTTCAGCTTCAGTAAACTTCTCGTTGAGTTCGAAAGGACGTGTACCGTCTTTTTCGTCTGCACGAGCTTCACGCTGACGAATCTCTGGACGGTTCACAGAGCGGTCGAGTTCGTCGCGTATGTCGAACTGTGCCGCCAGCTTCAGTATAGCCTCGTTGAAGCGTGAGCGGTCGTAGCCATTCTCACGCATAAAGATGTCTATGGCATTTTCGCCACGACCTTCGCCACCGAAGTCTGTGACCTGCCATATCGCGCCATATTTTTTTGAATTGAATTGTCGCAAGGAGGCTGAAGGCGTGCGCTCGTTGCGTATGGAGAAGTGTTTGTTCTTCTGGTGTACGCAGTCACGCGCCTGCGGATATATGGATAGAATGATATCCAGACCTCCATTTGTTGCGTTTAGTATTTGTTCTACGCTAATCATTTCGCTTGGGTTTTATTCGCTTTGCAAAGATAGTGGCAACGCATCGCTGCCACAAAATCACGATATCACACTTTATTATTGTTTTCAGAGGATCTTTATATCGATGCTCAGCGAAGGGATAAACGCACTGAAAAATGGGATCAAATAATATTGTTGTGTTTTTAACAATCCAATATTATTGTTTATCTTTGCGTCATGAATAGAACTCAGCCCATAGATTACAAGTCCGTATTGTCCTTGTTTCTTCCCGCAGGA